AGGATTCGCGAATTACACAGGCGATGCTGAATATTTCGCGGTATGGAACCGAGGATTATCTGCCCAGGAATTAATTGCTTTTCAGAGCAATCCATATATTGTACAGCAGGCACCAGATGACGAAATATGGATTGCTCCCGGCGGCAGTGGGGTAGCGCTCTCATCGAGCGCCCTGGCAACAGCAACCGGATCCGCCGCTCTCTCAGTTGCAATACCAATCATCGGTGCATCAGCAGCATCCGCGACAGGCCAGGGAACACTCAGCGTTGCTCTGCCACTCGCAGCAGCGGGAGCATCAGCCGTCGTCGGATCGGCAACGCTGGAGATTAATCAAGCGTTGGCATCGTCAGCAGTAGCTGACATTACGGCGGCTGCCTCACTCAGCCTGTCCGTCCCGATTAACTCTGCCGCATTGGCAAATGTAATTGGATCTGGAACGCTTAATGGCTCAGTAGCGCTCGCAGCGGCTACTGTGGCAGGTGTATCGGGATCTGGAACGCTATCACTTTCAGTTGCCCTTAGCGCATCGGCAATAGCCACTGCCCTGGGCAGCGGGGATCTTGGTGTAAGCGGCTTGTTCGAGTCGCACGCAGTGGCATCCGCAGCAGGGCACGGAACCTTAACCCAACTGATACCGATAAGCGGTGTTTCACTATCCGCAACGAACGCTAGCGGTAACCTGACACAGATTGTTCCGATATCTGGAAGTTCTCTCGTGCTGGCAAGTGGACAGGGTGCATTGCAACTCGCGGTAAACATGAATGCTGCGGTACTTGCACAGGCGATAGCGGTAGGTAATTTAACACTGAAAATTTCACTCAACGGACAGGGACTGGCAAATGCAATCGGAGGCGCGACACTTGCCGGCATGCATCGGCCCGTTAATCCCAAGTTTTTCATTACCGGTAACAGTCTCATCCGATATGTGCTCGGATTCTAGATGATGTCTTGCGCACTCCAATCATACGACTGCAAAGCGGTAGGTGAGACAGCAACGTTCTCCTACGACTTCGTAGACAAGATTCCTGCTGGCGTGACCATCACCGGAGTTGTTTGCATCGCCATCGTGTACATGGCGTTTGGTGCGGCCGATACTTCAGGAATGATGGTGGGCACGGCAACGTTGAATGGCACGATAGCCTCACAGCTTGTTGCTGGTGGTCAGGATGGTGTTACCTACGTTTTGCAATTCACCGCCACGTGTTCGGATGGTGAAACTATTCTCGGGCAGGCATTGATGCCGGTTGCCACGTTTGTGTAATGGGACGCCCGAGCAAACTTACCGAGAAGCAATGGGAGCAGATCGGAAAGCGGTTGCTTGCTGGTGAATCCGTAAGAAAGGTTGCGAAAGAATTTGGAGTGTCGCCTTCATCTGTACAGGAACGTTTTTCCGAACGCAACAAAGAAATAAAAAAGGTTGCAGATCAATTATCTAAAGCAGAAATAGCGCTGAGCGTTTTGCCGGTTTCCGCACAGATTTCCGCACGCACCCTCGCTGATGATCTGAAGTCGGTATCACAGCATCTTGCCAGTGCAGCCCGATATGGATCAATGACTGCACATAGGTTATCGGCTATCGCTCATGCTGAAACTGACAAGATAGATGAAACCAAGCCACTGGAGGATATAGAAACCCTCAAAGGCATAGCGGTCCTGACAAAGATGGCTAACTCTTCAAGCGAGATTGGAATAGGGCTTTTGAAAGCAAATCAGGAAACGGTTGAGCGGCTGAACGAAACAGAATCTGCTCCTGAGATAACCCAGATCACCAGACGCATTGTTAGAGTTACAGATTGACACCGCTCCTGTATTTGAGCCGCTGCTTGGTCCCGCTCGATACAAAGGAGCGCATGGAGGCAGGGGCAGCGCCAAATCGCACTTCTTCGCGGAACTGCTTATAGAGCGTTGCATTATGCAGCGGACAGACTGGGTATGTTTGCGTGAAGTCCAAAAGACGCTTGATCAGTCGGTAAAGAAGCTTCTTGAGTCCAAGATAGAAAAGTTTGGCGTAGGTCATCTCTTCGATTGCCAGCAGAATCGCATTAAAACGCCCTTTGGTGGCGTGATCATCTTTCAAGGGATGCAGGACCATACCAGCGACTCAATCAAGTCCCTGGAAGGCTTTGACGGGGCTTGGTTCGAGGAGGCGCAGACAGCCAGCGCCAAGAGCCTGGAGTTGCTGAGGCCTACTCTACGCAAGCCCGGCAGTGAGATATGGTTCTCATGGAATCCGAACCTGCCCACTGATGCCGTGGACATGTTCTTCCGTGGGGACAACCCGCCGCCCGATTCGATAGTGGTTGAGGCGAATTACCAGGATAACCCGTGGTTCCCTGCGGTGCTTGAGCAGGAAAGAGTATTCGATCTGTCCATCTCGCCAGAACGTCACGCTCACGTCTGGCTGGGCGCATATAACCAGGATGGGGATAACAATCTTATCCCGGCAGCTTGGGTGCACGCGGCATTTGACGCACACATAAAGCTCGGGTTTGAACCTTCGGGACAGAAGAAAGCTGGACTCGACGTCGCAGACGAGGGTATGGACAAGAACGCTTTCTGCGGTAGGCGGGGCATCCTGCTTGATCATCTTGAGGAATGGACCGGCAAGGGCGCTGACATATTCAGTACCGTGCAGCGTACATTCATGCTCTGCGATCAACTGGAATACAGAGAGTTTGATTACGACGCTGATGGTCTTGGCGCCGGCGTGCGTGGTGATGCCCGGATAGTGAACGAGGCGCGGGGCAGATACGAGCAGATCATTGTTATGCCATTTCGCGGATCGGGAGAAGTGCTGCACCCAGATCGTGAAATGGTGAAAGGCCGAAAAAACAAAGATTTCTTCGCCAATCGTAAGGCCCAGGCCTGGTGGGATTTGCGCATAAGGTTTCAGAACACATTCCGCGCTGTTGTTGAAGGCATGGAGTTCGACCGGGATCAAATTATATCTATTCCCTCCACGATTAAGCAGAAGGCGAAGTTATCGCAGGAATTGTCGCAGCCGACATTCTCCATCAACGGCGCCGGGAAGATTCTGATCGATAAAGCGCCTGAAGGTGCACGCAGTCCGAATTTGGCAGACGCGCTGATGATAGCTTATGCCCACACAAAGCCGATTATGAGAATTTCAGCCGAAGCATTACAGAGAGCCGCCCGATGATTCGATGGTTAAAAGGTTTATTCGCTAAGCCCGTGCCCGTGGTGGTAGAGCCGAAGCGAATGAGCATATCAACCATGGCAATGGAGAGGGCGCGCAGGAAAGAATCGGTTGTAGAGCAATTCATGCCATATACACCCCCTCCTGGCGTGATACCGGAAGGACAACGTAAATCCGCCATGGCGATGGATTCTACGCCCTATGATTTCGTCAATAACGCGTTTGTCAATAATTATTTCCCTGGCTATCAATATCTAGCCATGCTCGCGCAACTTCCGGAATATCGCAAGATGTCGGAAGTTATCGCTAAGGAAATGACGCGCAAATGGATCAAGTTCCGCTCCAAGGGGGACGATGACGATAAGGCAGATAAGATAGCCTTGATCCAAACCGCTTTTGAGAAGTACAAGATTCAGGACTTATTCCGCAAAGCCGCTGAACTGGATGGCTTCTACGGACGGGGCCAGATTTACATTGATCTGGATAAGCCGAGCGGCGGGAAGGCTACTGATGATCCCGCTGAGTTGGGATCGCTGCTGCTGATCAACAAAGCCAAGATCAAGAAGGGGTCTCTCAGGGGATTTGTTGCCATTGAGCCGGTGTGGACCTACCCAAGCAATTACAACACAACCCAGCCCCTAGCAGCGAATTACTACAAGCCTCACTCATGGTTTGTCATGGGTCAGACGGTGCACGCATCCCGCCTGCTCACATTCATAAGCCGGGAAGTACCGGACTTGTTGAAAGCGGCTTACAACTTCGGTGGGTTGAGCATGAGCCAGATGGCTCAGCCCTACGTCCAGAACTGGTTGCGTACCCGCGATTCAGTATCGGACGTGGTGCATTCATTTTCTACGTCTGGATTGAAGACGAACATGTCAAGCGTGCTATCCGGTACGGATGACGCGCAGTTCGCCAACCGGGCCCAGCTATTTAATACCCTGCGTGACAACAAAGGACTGATGTTGATCGATCAGGACTCGGAAGAATTCTTTCAGTTCAATGTCCCACTTGGAAGCTTGGACAAGTTGCAGGCCCAAGCACAAGAGCAGATGTCGGCGGTATCGAGCATACCTCTGGTCAAGTTGCTAGGCATAACCCCCAGCGGTCTGAATGCATCGGCTGATGGCGAAATACAGGTGTTCTATGACCACTTGCACTCGATGCAGGAGGCGCTGTTTACCGACCCGCTTAACAAAGTACTTCAGATTATCCAGTTGTCTGAGTTCGGTGAGATCGATGAGGATATTACCTACGATTTCGAAACTCTGTACGGCCTGGATGATGTCGAGAAGGCGACCATTCGAAAAACAAATGCGGAGACCGGGCAGATATTAATTGATGCCGGCGCAATCTCTCCGGATGAAGAGCGCACGCGGGTAGCGGCTGATCCTGATAGCGGTTACGACTCTATCGAGGGGGAGTTGGAGTTGGATGATGTCCCTGAAGACGAAGACAAGGCAGCGTAAAGAGCCTGAGAACTTTAAGGTTCTCCGCCCGATTCATCCCAATTGCGGCATAGAAGCAGAATACCGCAAACGCCTGAATGCGTTGGTTACTGAGATGCTCGATAGCATCGAGTACTGGCTGGCCGCTGAGTATCGCGCTACCGGTCTGGCGCAGGATGATCTGCCGGCGAACCGGCTACAATCCGCCATGAGCCGCTTAACCCGGCAGTGGCAGGACAAGTTCAATGATGCTGCCGCAAAGCTTGGCTTGTGGTTTGCAGCGAAGACAAAGATATATTCGGATTTGAGCATGACTTCCAGGCTAAAAGATGTCGGAATGTCGGTGGACTTCAGGATGACCCGGCCGATGCGAGATGCCTATCAGGCCGTTATCCATGAGCAGGTAGGATTGATACGATCGATCGCCAGCGAACATCTGCAGGAAGTTCAAGGATTGGTTATGCGCTCGGTACAACAGGGGCGCAACCTCGGGGAGTTATCGAAGGAGTTGCAGAAGCGTTATGGCGTAACTAAGCGCAGAGCGGCTCTTATTTCCAGGGATCAATCAAATAAAGCGACGGCTACCCTCACCCGGGTGCGTCAGCAAGAGATAGGTGTAACCCAGGCCATTTGGAAACACTCTCACGCCGGAAAGCATCCTCGCCCCTCGCACGTCAAGGCGGATGGGGAAACTTACGACATCGAGAAGGGGATGTATCTGGATGGGGAATGGCTGCTTCCGGGGGTTGCGATAAATTGCCGATGCGTTTCCCAATCCATCATCAAAGGATTCAAGGCTTAATCGCTAGTCGTTTGGTTTCATCCATGCACAACTGGACTATTTGGAGCATAAAGGGGTTGCCACCTACCGGCGGCCTGAGAGCCGGATTGTAGAGCACGTTATCCACGATTCCTTCTGGGCTGAACTGAGGGTAGTCCGATAGAACTGCTTTGACGTGGCCCAGGATGGCATTGTAAGTTGCCTGAGCATCCGAAAATCCCCATTGGTTACGGATGTTGATGGCCTGAACATAGGCATTGCCGTAATAGATGCAGGCGGTGTATTGCGGATTCTCTGGCTTAACTTGATTGCGCTCAGCTAGTGTTGGGGCGCCCATACGTTTCAAAGATTGATCATAAGCTTCTTCATCTGCTTTTTGTTTGGCTTCTCTGGCCCGTTGGCTGGCGTACATGCGACCAAGAGATTCCTCGCCGGCCTTTCTTTGCCTTTCTTTCTCTGCTGTGCCATAAGGTGGCACAACGGAATGCATAGCATCGACGACCGCGCAACCTGACACTGATATAAGCAAAAGTAATATTAACGTTTTCATAACGACCTCGGATAGATATAGAGGTATCTATGATACTTGCATTCAATATTTAACTGTATAATTCAAGGTGCGGATAGGGGGATACCCCGAAAAGCTGGTCTGACCGCCAGCCTGCCGCACCCTTCAAACGGTCGCCTCTAGTCAAGGTGAAAAATGAAACAAAAGATTTGCAGAACGTGCGGGGCGAGAAAGGATATACATTCGTTTAGCAAATGTGCAAGCACAGCAGATGGTCTTCAGTTTAAATGTAAGGACTGCCATGCCCAATACAACCGAGCTAACAAGGAATCTCGATCTGCCAATGCGAGGAAATATTACGCTTCTAATAAGGAGCGATATTCTGAATTAGGGAGGGCTTGGAGAGAGAAAAACGCAGCAAGGAAATCCGCTACCACCAAATCTTGGAATGAGGCGAATAGAGAGCGCATATCTATTCTGGCTCGTAAACGGTATACGGAGAATTATGAGAGAGAATCCAATAGAGCTAAACTATGGAATTCTCTGAATAAAGATAGGGCGACGGCCAATCGGAAGGCATGGAAAGAGTCAAACCCCGCGAAGCGTACCGCCGATATGAGGATGTATCAATCCCGGAAAATTAGAGCTACTCCAGCGTGGGCAGATAGATCGAAAATGGAAGAGTTTTATGCCGAAGCTCTTAGACTAAAGAATGCCACGGGAGAGTCTTACCATGTTGACCATATAGTGCCTCTGCGATCAAAATTGGTATGTGGATTACATAATCAATTCAACTTGAGGACAATTCTTGGTATTGAAAACATGAGAAAGAATAACCGTTATTGCCCTGATAATTCATGACAATATGAATCTAACAACAGCAAAGCCACCCTTATACGGTGGCTTTTTTATTGGCTAAACATATGCGCAACGATTTTCTAGCATTCGACCGCAATTCAGCTAGGACCACGGATGCCGATGGAAGGCTTCATGTTGCCATCAGCAATATTAGTAAAAGTTGCGTCAACCCATACTTGGGCAAGGAAATACCGGGTTACAAAGAACTCGGATTGAATGCTGATCAAGTATATCAAATGCTGCGTGACCCAGCGGAATTAGAGCGTAGCGCGGCGACGTTTAACAACATCCCGTTGCTATCCAGGCACGTCCCAGTAACGGTGGATGATCACCAGCCGGACTTGGTTGTCGGATCGACGGGAACGGATGCATCGTTCGAATTCCCCTTCCTAAGGAACTCCCTGGTTGTGTGGGAAGCTGCGGCAATCGCAGGCATTGAATCCCGCGAGCAATGTGAGTTATCAAGCGCCTATCGATACGATCCTGATATGACTTCAGGAGAATTCGAGGGCATCGCGTACGATGGAATTATGAGGAATATTCGGGGAAATCATGTTGCCCTGGTAGAGATAGGCCGCGCCGGGCCTGATGTTGTTGTTTCAGATGAAAACCCATTCACAAAGGAAAAAACTATGACACGGAAAGAGAAAAAGCTCGAAGCCCGCGCCGCAGCACTCAAGGTTGCGCAGGATGCGGGTATCGACAAGAAGGAACTGGCGCGCATCCTGCTCGCGTCCGACGCTGACGTAGCGAAGGAAGACGACAAGGATACCCCCGCGGTTGACGGCGACGATCAGCGCGAAGACGAATCCGACGAGGATTACAAGAAGCGCATGGACGCCAAGAAGGCCGCTGAAGATGAGGACGACGAGCCAGCCAAACCCGATACCAAAAAGGATGATAAGGCCATGGATGCAGCGATTGCCAAGGCACGCACAGACGGTGCCGCAGATGCCGTAAAACGCATCCAGGCGATCCACCGAGCCGAGAAGGATGTCATGCCCCTAATTGGTGAAGTGGTCGCGCAAGACAGCGCCGAGGCCGTATACAAGTTGGCCTTGGATGCAAATAACGTTGATACGACTGGCGTTCACCCTTCGGCCTATGGCGCAATGGTTCGCATGCTTGCGAAGCCGGAAGCAAAGCCCAGCGTAGCGATGGATGCGTCCAGCGTCTCGGATTTCCAAAAACGTTTCCCTAACGCCGTTATCCCGGCGAGGAGCTAATTATGTCTTTTCAGAAAACAGTCAATCAATACCTCGCGCCTGCGGTGGCTGGTGATTTCGCATCGGCCAATCCTCGCGCGTCTGTAGTAGCCGGAGAGGGCCAGTTCGTAGCAGGTCCAGGAGGCGTCACCGTCGGCCTGTTCGCCTGGGCGGTATCTGGCGTTGTGACTAATGCCGGTTCGGGTGCCCCTACAGGGTTCGTGCATCGCGATCTGCAAGCGCTGATCACCATGTTCCTTTCAGAAGCTGGGCTAGTCATCCCCCAAGGTTTGCCTGTCACGCCTCTTAATCAAGGCGATTTCTGGGTCAAGACCGGCAACAATGCCACGGTGGGCCAAAAAGTGTTCGCATCCAATACCACCGGTGGAGTGCAGACTGGTGCTGCTGGCGCGACCATTGCCGGATACACAGAGACTCCGTGGCATGTGGACAGCGTGGGCGCGACCAACGAACTCATTCAAATTTCAACCTGGGGTTAATTAGATGAAAAATAATGCTGAATTTGCCATGCTGGCAAGCCGCTACGGGGTTCATTTCCCCGGCGCCATGGACTATCTCAATAAGGACATCAGCTACGACATCAATGTAGCAATGGACGCGCAGCCGACGCTCATTACCACGAGCAATGCAGGCGTTCCTTACTTCCTGGCGAACTACATCGACCCCGAGTTCATCCGGGTGCTCGTGACGCCGATGAAGGCTGCGAAGATTGCCCCTGAAGTCAAGAAGGGCGACTGGACTACCTTGACCTCTATGTTCCCGATGGTGGAATCTACCGGGCAAGTATCGAGCTATGGCGATTACTCGACCAATGGTCAATCCAATTCTAACGAAAACTGGGTGAGCCGTCAGTCGTACCACTTCCAGACCGTTACCCAATGGGGCGAACGTGAATTGGATATGGCTGGATTGGGCAAGATTGACAAGGCCGCAAACATCAATGTAGCGTCCGCGCTGACGCTGTCCAAGTTCCAGAACAAATCCTATTTTTTCGGGATTGCGAATCTGCAAAACTATGGACTGCTGAACGATCCATCGCTCTCCACGCCCATCACCCCAGCTGCCACAGGGACCTCCAGCGGCACTCTCTGGTCTACCAAGGACGGCGCTGCGATCTACGGCGATATCGTGCTGCTGTACGGACAATTGCAGTCGCAAATGCGAGGCTTGGTGGATCGGGATGCGGAGATGGTACTGGCGATGTCTCCTGAGATCGAAGTAAATCTAACTAAGACGAACACGTACAACGTCAACGTGACTGATCAACTTAAGAAAAACTTTCCAAACATGCGCATTGAATCCGCCGTGGAGTACAACACCACGGGCGGTCAATTGGTGCAAATGAAACTGGATAGTGTTGACGGTCAGCCAGTGGCGCAAGTCGCTTTCACGGAGAAAATGCGCGCTCATCCGGTCAAGGTGGAGTTGTCCAGTTTCCAGCAAAAGAAATCTTCAGGAACCTGGGGGGCGATCATCCGGTTGCCTATCGGCATCGCCGGTCTTCTGGGCGTATAAAACTTTCAATCGCATCAAGCCCCGCTTCGGCGGGGTTTTTCATTTGGAGAACGTTAAATGGGTCAACAACTCACAGTAGGATGCAAACTCCCAAACGGTTTGCATCTGGATCATGCAGGTAAGCGCGTAACGCTCAATGGAACCAATTCCACCGAGATTATCGGGGGACATGGTCTGACGATGGTAGACAAGGAATTTTTCGACGCTTGGTATGACGCGCACCGCGACTATCCGGCTATCAAACAAGGGTTGATCTTTGCTCACGAGAAGCGTTCGGCTACGGAAGGTGAGGCGAAAGAAAAAATCGATAATCCGTCTGGGTTTGAAAGACTCGATCCCAATAAGCCGGGGCCCGGTCTAGCAAAGGAAGACGGTAAATAATCGTGGCTGTCGTCGCATTCGATGCCCAGGCATTCCTGGGACGGTATCCAGAGTTCGTGCCGATCAGCACGCCTGCTCTGCAGGCCTATTTTGCCGAGGCGACGATCTACCTCAATAACACCGATAGTAGCTTGGTAACGGATGTAACCATCCGGGCTATGCTGCTCAACATGATTGTGGCGCACATTGCAGCGCTCAATTCCGGCGTTGGCGGCCAAGCCGCATCTCCGCTCGTGGGGCGCATAGACCAGGCGAGCGAAGGCAGTGTGTCGGTACATGCTGATATGGGTCCTGTAACCAATTCTCAGGCATGGTATGCGCAGACGAAGTATGGTGCGGCTTACTGGACCGCCACAGCTCCCTACCGAACATTCCGGTACTTTCCTGGGCAGAGTTACGTGCAGGGTTTCCCAATATGGCCTCAATAGAGCTCAAGAGCAGCGGAAAGCTCCAATCCACTCTTGATCGGATGCTGAAGAAGCTGCGCAAGGGGAAAACTTTAGACGTCGGGTTTATGTCGGACGCCACCTATCCCGATGGAACGCCGGTCGCAATGGTTGCGGCAATCCAGAATTACGGTGCGCCTGCTGCCGGGATACCTGCCCGGCCCTTCTTTTCGAACATGGTTCGGGAAAAGTCCCCCGAGTGGGGAGAATCGCTCGGCGAAGTCCTCAAGGCCAATGATTACGATTCCGACGCGGCTATGAAAGCGATGGGATTGGGCATTGAGGGCCAGCTTCAGGACTCAATCAGGGCTACGAATTCTCCGCCTCTTGCCGAGGCAACAGTAGACCGGAAGGGGTTCAATAAACCTTTGATCGATACAGCGCATTTATTAAATTCCGTGCAATCGGCAGTCGACGGAGAGATTCAACGTTGAACCTCCATGGAATAGTAAGCGGCGCCATCGGTGCGATAAATCCTCAGCGCGCTATCATGGTATTGCAGAGTACTGGCTACACCACTGCCGACGATGGCACTCAAATGCCGACTTATCGCACCCTGAACGTAACCGGCCAGATTCAGGATTTATCGGGCAAAGACATCATGCGGATAAATGGATTGAACATTCAGGGCGTAATGCAGAAGGCATACCTGACCGGGAATTTCGAAGGCGTGTTCCGCGTTCTTGGAAAAGGTGGCGACCTGCTCAAATTTGGAGGCCGGACTTACCTTGTGACAGTCGTTTTAGAGAGGTGGCCAGATTGGGTATGCGTGGCGATCACCATGCAAATGGATGATTAAATGGCTATTCCGGCAAGTCAGATAGTTACGATCAACGCTACCGTCAGCGGGACGGGTAGTAGCGCTACGAACATTTTACAATTTCAGGATGATGATGATATGGCTAAACTTATCGCGCAGTCGTATTCCGGCTGGACTCGGTCGTCAGCGAATAATTCAGGCGATTCCGGCTATCAAATACTAACTTCTATCTTGATCCCGGCTGGCACTTTGGGCCTGAATAGCAAGCTTGTAATCGTCGCAGATTACGAAAACTCGGTCAGTTCGAATATAAAAGATATCGGGGTTTTATGGGGGGGGAACGCCTTCGTTGGATACAGCCCCACGACGAACGCAAGCACCAAACAGATTTACGAAATCATGAACGCCAATAGCTTGACCACGCAAAAGACCCTTAATAA